CCATTTAGCAAGCAGTCTTAATCTAAGATCACACCTAAGACGAGTGAGATTAACCCATGCTGGATCAATTCTAGGATCATCTTCACCTATCAATCTAGGAGCTTCATCAACCATCTCCAAAATCTCATCTGCTATATAATCTGCACCCATCTCACGAGCCTTTCCAAATCGCTCTAAGAAGTCTTTAGATTCCTCATTATCCTTTCTGTTCATCCAGTTATAAATAGTCGTGTATGCTGGCTTTCCTTCTTGTCTACAATAAGACCTCAAAGTTCCACCAGAAGCCACCCAAAGAAGCACCTCTTCAACGATTACCTGATTAAGTTTCCCTTTTGAAAGTCTTGGTTTCGTAAACGGTTTTCCATCTATCGCCTGTTTGCGATCTAATCTCGTAACGGCAGTACTTCCCACAAGTTTCCCTCGGTAAAGAAAAGATTATTGATAATGCTGAATAACTCAAGCCTAGAGTTTCTCTAAGTAAACGGATTGAATCCACAATCTCTTGAGAGACTGAGCAATTAGGATGAGAAGAGTTAATTCTTCTTCCTAGTTCGTTTACCTCCAGATACTTCCTTGTTACTTGAGTAATAGAAGGCATTAAGCAATAAATAATTATTTGTAATATATAAAATTATATTAGTTTTTGCAATGTTTTTTATAACAATTTCCCGATGCGTTCAATTTTTTACTTGACATATGACCAACTTATTGCAACACTATAAAAGTACATTACTATTTTCTAATAACAATGAACGAAACTTTCACCCCTGCCGAAATCCAAGACCAAGCTAGTTTATGGTTTATGACTCATGCTGGTACTTATGCAAGATTGCTTAAGCGTACTAAAGCAGAAGGCAAACGTGCTTTTATAGTATTTGCTGATTTAATGCTTGGAGTTGATTACAGGGATGTAAAAGGCAAAGCTAACAAAGACGCATTCATTAATGCTTTTATGTCTAGCTCAACAGTATCTGCAATTACTCCTAAACAACTTGTAGAAGGTTCTGTCGAGTACAAAGAATTACTTGACGCATATTTAGGTGATTAATTACAACCTGATGATTTCTTAGAGGTTTAAATACCTCTATGAAGTTCTCTAACTTCACCCAAAAATTGTTATTTAACTAATTTCTATTAACTAAAACAATGACTTTCACACCAAAAAAACCAGCGGTTAAAATTGAAGACCAAATTTTAGCTGACTTTATGGAATTATTTGATTCTGGCAGATTAGATACTTGCTGGTCTAAGCCTTGGACAAATACAGAGTCTAAAGGTCAACATAATTTCCTTACTGGTAATTCTTATACTGGTGCAAATCCAATCATCCTACAAATGTACATGACCTTAAGAGGTCATTCACTCCCTATGTGGTGCGGATTTGGTCAGGCCAAAAAAGAGCTAAATTGCATACCTAAAAAAGGTAGTAAAGCAGCAAAAATTTTAAGGCCAAATTTAATTAAGATTGATCTTAAAAATGAGGATGGCTCACCCAAATTAGATAAAGCAGGTAATCCTGACTTTTACATGAAATTAACTTTCAAGGGTGCATCCGTTTTTAATATTCAAGACCTAGTCGGACTTGATGAAAAAGGTCAAGCAAAACTTGATAAAGCAATTGCTGATTTTCAAGCAGAATGCGACAAGGAAACAAGACCACTAGATGAGAGATGCAAGGCCGCCCATGACCGCTTAATGATCTATGCAAAAGATCTTAAAGGTGGCTTAATTCATGGAGGTGATCAAGCATACTATCAGGATCAGTTGGATCATGTAGTAATGCCTGAGAGAGACTCTTTCATTGATGACCAAGAGTATTTATCTACGCTGAGTCACGAATTTGCCCATTCGACAGGACATAAAGATCGTCTTAATCGTAAGTGGTTAAACGAGTATCGCACCTATCGTGGACTTGAAGAGTGTTGTGCAGAATTTACAAGCGTACTGGTAGCAAAAAGGCTCCAGATTACTTGTAATACTAAAAACCATGCAGCTTACATCTCTAGCTGGGCTAAGTCTGTTAAGAATGCTAAGAACCCTAGTCAAGCTTTGATGAAGGTATTTAGCAATTCAGTTAAAGCAGCAAATCTAATAATTGGTGAGCAATAAGCTCACCTTTCTTTTTTTTATTAATTATGGCTTTCGCACTATTTCCTTACTTACTTTTATTCTTAATCCTTATTTAAAATGACCTTATCTAAACAACAACTATGGCTAGTAGAACAGTTTCAAGCTTATTGCAAGAAACATCATCTGCCAAATGCATCAGCAGAAGATTTAACAAGCCCCCCATATAGGGGAAAGTTAACTGGACAGCAAATAGATTGGTTACAAACATTTATAGTTGTTTGGGAAACTGTCGAATATGATGTAAACCAAAATTCAGGTAACACATAATGAACAGTTCAAAACTATACGAATGGTTACTTGATAATGATTGCCCTTGGGAATTTGAACCAGTAACTACAGGTGACCTCAACAGCACGACTATTGAGTTTACCGAAAAACAAAAAGAAGAGGAGGGTTAACAACCCTCTTTTTTTTTGCCTAATTACTTGATTAAGTGTTGCATTTATGCCAATATAGAGATATGGAAAAAGCAAAACTTACGCCAGTTGAACACTGTATAAAAGAATTTGGGGGAGTCCGTCCTATGGCTAGAATTATTCATAGGCACTGCGGTAGTATTTCAAAATGGAAAAAATCAGGGTTAATTCCTACCAGTGTTCAAAGAACAGTACTTGAAAAGGCATGGGAATTAAATTTAAATATTACCCCATATTCTATTATTTTTGGAGAAGAATAAATGAGGTGTTGGTGGTGTGATAGCGATCTTATATGGGGTTCTGATGTCGATATTGAAGAGGGCATGAGTGGATATCCTGAGTTTTCAGTAATGACTAACTTATCATGCCCCAGATGTGAGTCACAGGTAGAAGTTTTAAAGAAAAGCGATGCATACGATTAAATTAATTATTTGACAAGTGTTGCATTATGTTGTACACTAGTTAATGAAGGTGTTATACCTTCAATTGTTGTTTACTAATTTCTATTAACAAACACATGGCAAATTCAAAGTCAAAAAAGTCAACTAAAAAAGTTGAGTACAAACTACAAGAGAGAGAAGTAATTGCTTTCTGTTGGGTAGGCCACGGTACATACACATGGTCTATAGGCTACGAGCCAAACATTGTACACGCTACCAGATGCGTAAGAAAAGCCAAGCGAGACTACGGACTTAAAGGTTGGCAGATTATACCAGTATCAATATTTGATATTGAGGACACAGAACATTGGGCATTCGATGGCGGTACTCTTGTCGATACTGACACTCAGGACAAAAATTCTGAAGATTACAAACAACGTCATCTTTACCATGAGTATGCAGGTTGTAAATCTTTGAAAAAGATCGAAGATTTAGAGGTGGTTTCATAATGGATAGATCTAAAGCAGAACGCTATTTTGGATGGCTCAACAACAATGTTGAGTTCCAAAATTGGTTAAAGGATTGTCCTTACCAGTTGGTTAACTACAGAGAAAAATCTGATTTGAATATTGAAATCAAATTTAAAAACTCTTACCTGTTTGACGACTTGGAGGAAAAAGGATTTCTATGAATGACACCCAGAAACTAGAAAGGTTGGACTATTTGTCCAGCCTTCCCTACTCAAAGCACACTTCTGAAGATTGGGATGAAGAGTTAGCTCTTGAGTGTGAATTAGATGACCATACATTCTATTTAGTAATTGGTCACGAAGTAAATGAAGATGGTGAGTTTAGTCTTGTTCAAAAAACTTTTGCAAGTTCAGAAAAACTCAATAGAGAAAAACTTGCATCAATGTTTTATGTATATCATGCCAAAGCAGTTGCTATGGAGCGTGGCATATACGAAATAGATAGTGATTCTATGAATTGGACAGATGACCAATACATTGAATACATGGAACAAGATTGTGCAATCAATCTAACTGTAGACAAAGTCTATGAATCAGAAAAAGTAATTGTATTAAAGGAGGTCACTTGATGACAACTTTCATTATATGGGTGTGCTTAGTCACACTCATTTTTATTTTCCTTAAAAACACTATTAACCATTATTGACATGACCAAATACGAAATCGTAGAAAGAAAAACTATTCATCACACATTTGTGATTGAAGCAGACAGTTTACTTGAAGCAGCACAAATTGTTTCTAGAGATTTAACTGTTATCGGTAAAAAGCAACGTGACAATGTGAATACATTTGTCAGCGACCCAGTTATTCAACACGTTATGGAGGTAACACAATGAAAAAAATTAAAAAATTTAATCCAAACAAAACTGTCACTTCTCAATTATCTGATAAAGCAATTCATAAAATTTTAGAAACACTTTCATCAGAACTAAATGGGATTGAAAATTTAGAACTTCATATAGGACTAGACAAATGAGAAAAATTACTATCGAACTTTATGCCAACAGCGAGTATTCACTTGATGACAGGCTAAAGGAAATACAAATGGAGATTACCAGAATTGTTTGGCCTTCATGTTGCTTTACTGATGGCAGCCGTAAACACCTTGAGTCAGGCTGCATTGAAGAAGAAAAGCAGTATCAACTTTCTGATTATGAATATGAAAAGGAAGATCCTACATGGAACTCAGGTGGGAATACTGTTTGTACTGGTAAATGGAAAATGCAAATTGTTCCTGACCAAGACTATGTAAACTTTCAACAAACACCAGAACTATGACTTTAAAAGAAATTCCAATAACCAACAAACAAGATTGGTTAGAAAACAGATTACTAGATGTGACTTCCACTGAAGTGTCATGTTTATTTAATCTCAACCCATACAAATCAGAATTTGAATTGTATAACGAGAAAAAAGAAAAGCTTGTCCAACATATAGACAGTCCTAGAATGGCTTGGGGTAGACGTTTAGAAAAATCCATTGCTGAAGGATGTGCTGAAGAACAAGGTTGGGAAGTTGAACCTTTTGATGTTTACCTTTCAAATGAAAATCGTATGGGGTCATCCTTTGACTACAAAATCACAAGCGGTGATGAAGTAGGAATAATGGAGATCAAGAATGTAGACAGTTATGTCTATCGAACTAAATGGGAAGACGATGGTAATGGGAATATTTCTGCACCACCGTTTATTGAAATGCAGCTTCAACACCAGCTTCATGTCTCGAACATTAGTTGGGGATGCATAGTTGCATTAGTTGGTGGCAATGAAATGAAAATAATTTTAAGAGATAGAGACAAGGCTGTTGGCGATCAGCTAGAAGCAAGAGTAAAAGAATTCTGGAGCAGAATCAAAACAGGTACACCACCTAACATTGACTACTCTAGAGATTCTGATTACATGATTAAAAATTTATATAACCAAGCAGAAGCAGGTGTAATTCTTGCAGCAGATGAAGACATGGACACACTAGTTGATGATTACTATGCTGTTAACAAAGAGTACGTTTCACTAGGCAAACAAAGAGATTCAATAAAAGCACAAATTTTAGAAAAAAGTCAGAATGCATCCAAGATTGTTTCTAAGTATGGAACTATCAATTGCGGCATGACTAAAGGTAGTCAGGGTAAATTTATTACTCAAGACATGGTGGGTACATACATAAACCCACGCAAAGGCTTTCGCCAATTTAAATTTAATCAACCAAAAGGACTTTAAAAAATGACCACATCAATCACACCACTTGTAGCCATGCAAGGAACACTAGAAAAAATGGCAGACAAATTTACAGAAGCTTTGCCAAAGCAAATGGATGTAAATAAATTTATTAGTGTTCTTAAGTTAACGCTAAATAAAAATCCAAAGTTGCTACAGGCAGACAAAAATAGTTTGCTACAAACCTTTATGAGTGCAGCAAAAGATGGTTTGTACTTGGATGGTAAAGAAGCAGCAGCAGTTCAGTATGGGCAGTCAGTTCAGTACATACCGATGGTCGAAGGAATCATTAAGGTATTACATAACAGCGGATTAATTAAAACTATTTCTGCTGAAGTTGTATATGAAAATGATTTATTTGATTACGAACTAGGTACTGCACCAAAGATTACCCATAAACCTTTAATCACTGGTGAACGTGGCAAACCTATATGTGTTTATGCAGTTGCTGTTACTACTAATGAAGGTGAGTACTACGAGGTTATGTCTATGGCAGATATAGATAAGTGCCGTCAGGTATCCAAAGCTAGTTCATCACCTCATTCACCTTGGGTTAAATGGTTTGACCAGATGGCAAAGAAAACTGTCATTCATCGTATTGCAAAACGACTACCAAAGAACGATGCAATTAACTCTGTTGTCAGAATAGAAGAGGACACTGAATTTAAACAGCCAGTGAACGTAACTCCTAATCCTGATAAACAAGATAAGCCACTGTCTAGATTAAAAGAAGCTATGGGTATGGCTAACGAAGAAGTAGATCAGGCAGCAGATAACGTAATTAATAACTACCGCAAGGAGGAGTAATGCATTACTTCTCTTTTCACATTAGTGATTACATGAGCCACACTGCACACCTCACGCCAATTGAGGACATTGCATACATCAGATGCATGATGATCTATTACCTGCATGAGAAACCATTGCTGGAAGATATAGGAGAAGTGGCTCGTGAAATTAGAATGCCTGACAACATACCCGAAGTTACCTATGTGTTGAATAAATATTTTACACATGATGTTGGTAAGGGATGGACACTTGCAAGAGCAGATGAAGAAATACAGAAATATAAAAACAAATTGGCAGCTTCTTCTAGGGGTGGTAAGAGTGCAGCGTTAGTGAACCGCAAGTCCACTAGCGGTGGACAACTGCCAACCAATAACCATAAACCAATAACCAATAACCATAAACCAATTAAGGATACGCTAAAGCGTCCAAACAATGTAACTAAAAAAACATGGGAGGATTTTCTTATTCACAGAAAAAATTTAAAAAAACCATTAACAGAAACTGCCTTAAAAGGTATAAAAAAAGAAGTTAGTAAAACTTCTATTAGCTTGGAGGATGCATTGGTTATGGTGCAAGCAAGGGGATGGCAAAGTTTTAAATCTGATTGGATTGAAAAAGAACAAAAATCTTTTGCTACTACTAACTACGGTGAGGGGGTACAAAAAATATGAGTTTAGAAAACCTTATCAACAAAGACAGGCCAACAGAAGAACGCACTTGTTCTATACACAATGTTGCGTATACTTCAACAAACTTTATTGGCGAGCATTGGACGGAGTGTCCTAAATGCATGATGGAACGTAAGCAGAAGGAAGCCTTAGAGCAAATCAAAGCTGACAAACTTCGTGAACAAGAGCGTGAGCAACGTATATGGGCGGCGAAGATAGGCAGTGCAGCTATTCCAGAACGATTTAAGGATCGGACATTGGATAGCTATGTAGCAAAGACAAGTGGTCAACAGAAGGCATTAGCTTTTGCTAAAGAGTATGCAGAAGACTTTGACCAAGTAATAAAAACAGGACGTTCTGCAATCTTTGTTGGCAAAGTGGGTACAGGTAAAACCCATTTGGCAGTAGGCATTGCGTTGAGCATTATGCAACAACAACGGTCACCAGTATTTGTCACCGTACAGCGTCTTATAAGAAGGGTTAAGGACAGTTGGAGAACAAAAGAAGAAACGGAAAGCGATGTGATCAATGCCTTTGCATCGCCTGATTTATTAATACTGGATGAGGTGGGCGTACAGTTTGGATCAGAGTTTGAAAAACAAATATTGTTTGATGTATTAAATGAGAGATATGAAAAACTTAAACCATCTATTTTGTTATCAAATATTCCTAGTGACCAATTGTCGGATTACCTTGGTGAACGTGTAACCGATAGGTTGCGTGAAAACGGAGGGGCATTGATTGGATTTAATTGGGATAGTTACAGGAGAAATAATGACAATACCTAGTACTTATATGGTTAAACAAATTATGACTATTGAATGCCGTGATTGGTTTTTAAAAAAGCATTACGCAAAAAGAATACCATCAATTACCATTGCGTTTGGTTTATATAAAGATCATGCATTACAAGGAGTTTGCACTTATGGAATGCCAGCTAGTCCAACTCTGTGTGAAAGTATAGCAGGGAGAAAATATAAGGATAAAGTCATAGAGCTTAATAGACTTTGTGTTAGTGAAGGATTACCAAGAAATTGTTTATCTTTTTTTGTAAGTAAAACAATAAAATCATTAAAAAATTTTGACATTATTATTAGTTTTAGTGACACTAACATGAACCATCACGGTTACATATATCAAGCTTGTAATTTTTTATATACAGGCACAACAGCTAATCAAAAAAAATTAATAGATAAAGAAGGAAACGAATTTCATTTTAGAAACTTAGCTCATGTGTTAGACAGATTAAAAGGTAGAAAAGACATTAAGCATAGAAAACGAAGAATAAATGAACTGAATATAGATAGGGTCTTAATAGCTAATTTTCTTAGAAAAAATAAAGGTGAGTTTACAGCTAATCAATTAGATAAAATCTTTGGATATAAAGATACCGCTGCACATTGGTTTCGATTAGACAAAGGTTTTAGTTTTCCAACAGTTGACGATTGGATAAAATTAAAAAAAATACTAAATTTTGATGACTCATTAGATAATCTTATGACTAATTTTGAATGGTATCCAGACAGGCAAGATGTTATTAGGCAATTGCATTTACAAGAAAGGTATGAACCACGCCCAAAACATCGTTATTTATTTATAAAAGGTAAGGACAAGAATAAAATACATAAAGATTTGAACTTAAAAATTCAACCTTATCCAAAAGGTAAAAACAAAAGATATGATGCGTCATATGAACCAACTACACAAGGAGTACTATTTTAATGACAACTGAACAAAAGATTGCAGCAGCTAAAACACGCATCAAAGAACTAGAATTATTAATTAAACTATGGAGCAAGTAACTATGAAGGAAGAAACTATTTTAAAAATTGCAAGGTACAAATGCCAACTTGCAGAATTAGATAGGCAATGGTGGTTTGAAGATTTAGATAGTAGGTTTTGGCAGGTTAATCATGACCGTATTAAGGCAGAAATAAAGAGGTTAGAAAATGATTGAGATAGTATTGGGTTGGCCGCCAACAGATCTCTCCCCAAACGCAAGAAAGCACTGGGCACAAGTAGCTAGAGCGAAGAAACAATACAGACAAAACTGTCATACTGCTACAAAATTACAACTAAAAAAATATAAATATGATTCTTTGCCAGAAAAATTAGTATTAGAAATGACGTTTATACCACCAGACAGACGAAGTTATGACCGAGACAATTTAGTTGCTAGAATGAAGGCAGGTATTGACGGACTCGCAGATGCACTACGCATAAACGATAAACGTTTTAATACTGTTATATCAACAATGGATCAAGACTACCTTGGTGGTTTTGTCCGCATACGCATACTACAGGAAATTCCTTATGGCACGAAAGATCAAGAACCTATCCGTCAAGACACGAGAGTACAAAGATAGGGATGGTAATCCCAAGGCAAATTGGGTTAACATTGGAGTCATTATGGAGAATGACCAAGGCAAACAATTTATGCTGTTAGATAAATGGATAAACTTTGCAGGGATACCTGACTTTAGTGGCAAAGAAAATTCTGGATCAATAATGGTAAATATGTTTGATGTAGATAATGACTACCAAGCTAACCGCAAAGACATACCTCCATCGTATAAAGGAAACGATAACGATATACCTTTTTAAATAAAATACCCCAGAGTGAGCAGACCAGAAGAACACTCTGAGGTATCGACTCTAGATTTTGGGGAAGAGACTAGAGCCTAGTAGACCACGCTTACTTTTTCTTTGGTGGTCTACCAACTTTAGTTCCGTAAGTACCTTTTCCTTTTGGCATAATAAAACTCCTTTTATTTTAATTATGAAAGAATTTTCTTATTCTGTCCATAGTAGTAAATTCATCTGCCCTGTATTTTTTATCAAGTGCTGCTTCTAATTCAATAACTCTACCTAATAGACTTGCTAAAAATACATCTTGTTTCATCTGATGTCTTATCAAGTGTGTGCAATAT